ATTGAAGCTTGGAATGAACCAGCAGCTGCTCCGCCTTCAGATGATCCTACAGCGGCATTACTGAATCCACCAGGTTGAACATTTGCAATGTTGTTAGCAAAATATCCAGATAGTTTATGTAGCCAATTGTAAACTGCTGTTGAACAGAAGAATACAGTTGAAGCTGCATTGTTGTATCTTGGATCTAGCATTGCTGACATATCATCTAAGAAACTATCTTGTGTCTTAGTTGATGTATCTAATGAGAAAGCATTACCATAAGTAGAAATGTAATCTACAGCACCTTGAGTAGTGTTGTAAGCTGAACTTTGACTACCAAATAATAATGCACTTTCAATATCCCACTTATGCTCGATAAGCTTTTCTTTCCAGATACGAGCCCACTCATTTCCTTCATACTTAAGAACTGTTGCTCTATCAGTATTATTCATCACTGCTGATGTTTTCCAGATTTGAGTTTGTCCATAACCTGTACTAAAAGGCTGATCTTGCCAAGTTTCAGGATAACCAGTACCAGCACCATGAGCTGTACCAACCACATAGTTTTTATATGGTTCCATATTTTCAACAGCTACTGTAGTACCAGCTACTCCAGCGTGTGTTGCAACAGGATCCATATACTTAACTGTGCTTCCACCTTTAATACATTCACAATGAATAGTAGAAAGGTTAGCAGCAGAGTTAGTACTATTATCTACAGAAAGAACTTTCCATAGCTCATATCCAGTAGGACTACCTAATGAACCACTACTACTAAATACAGGAAACTTAACAACTTGACCTGGAATAAAGAATTGAGGAAGTGTTCCTGCCTCACCTTTAAAGTAGGTTGATGTTTTTCCAATAGTGTTCTGAAGGTTACCATTGCTGTTGTAATCTACATACATAGAGAAAGAATATTTATCTCCTGCAGATGTACTATGGTTAGCATTATCTGGATTAGTTGCAGGTGTTACCCCACTTGAAGCGTCATATGCAAACATATATGCATATCTTTTTGTGTATGATGAACGTCTTTCAGTGAATTTGAATGAAGGATCATCGGTCGGTTTCTTAGAAACCATACTTACGAAACGAAAAAAGGGATCTTGAGCCAACGCTAATTCTGATACATAATCACCGAAGTTATACTTTCTCCGTAATGCACCAGTATCAAGCGTGACTGAGCTTTCCCCTCTTTCTATCGAACCAGAAGTGTAATCACTTCCCGTTACGTTAAGAATATCAGACATCAGTCTCTCCTTTACTTATTTAATTAAAGTTCGGATAGACTTTTAAATTTTTATCTACCCAAACAGGTTATCTGTATCGCTATCAAATCCCAAGATTCCATCAAAGACTTCCTTATCGATACTTTGATTTTCTCCTTGAGAATTTGCTCCAGAAGCGGATGTTGGCATATTCTGAACATTCTTCATCTGGTTTAGCATATCCTGTTTGGTTGATTGAGCAACATTAGCAGCGGCTTGATCTCTATTCAAAAGATAATTAACATCATCTAATGACATTTTATGCTGAGCAGCCCTTGCTTTAAAAGCAGTAAAATCTTCATCTGACATATTGTTCTTTTCTTTGAATGCCTGTTCATCCTGAGCTTTATTCCTAGCTCTCTCAAGTTGAACAGCTCTTTGTTTCTCAGCACTTAACATCTGATTAACTCTTTGTTGAACCATGCCATCAACATGAGCATTCATTACTTTAGCACTATCAGAATCTGGATCTGTCATTGCTTCTTGTTGGTCAAACATGAAATTCTCATCAAGATTTAATCGTTCTTGAATCGATTGTGCAGGTTTGCCTCCATTTTGAAGATAGTCACGAACATGATTAACAAGTCCACTATCTTTTTTCATTGCGTCAAGAACAGGAACAAATTGTTCAACATTCTTATACTGTTCTCTCCACTTAACAGCTTCGCGGCTACTATCTTTGTAGCGTTTTTCCCAATCTGTACTGTTATTAGATTGCGCTGTCACATTATTGGAGCCATTGTCTTGATTAGCGTGGGTTACCTGTTCGGGGCCACTTGTTTGACTTTGGGTTGCCTCAGTGTTTCCTTCCATAATTGAACCATTGACACTTTTGTCTAGTTCGCTGAAGAAAGCATCGGAGCCTGATTGATTACCTTGAGCTGCACCCATCTCTTCGAGAGAGTCGCCTTGCATACCAATAGGGTTGCCTTGTCCTTCTTTAGTTGTATCTGCCATTTTTTCTCCTTTTTGGTTCTGTCAACTACGATAGTTTATTCATTGTTTGGACTATTTTCCAAATCTTTTTTATAATTCTGTAAAGCGTCGTCTTGTCTTTGCTTGACAAGTTCAGCTTCATTTTTCATTACTCCCTGTAAAAGTTTTTGTTCTTGTTCAGTCTGTACAAGCTCTTTTTCATAAGCATGTTTAACTTGTTCTTTCTTTTTATTGATGTCAATAGCGGCTTCATTTACTTGGAGTCTTATACCAGCTTGGACTAATTGTCTTTCTAATGTTTCTATAGTCCCTTCTTTATCTTTTAAAGCTTCCTCTAGCTGACCAAGTTGTCCTTGGAGCTGTGCGTACATTGATTTTCTCTGAACAATATTTTCTTTATTCTTAATATCTGTCTCAGCCAATACTGCTATATCGTCTACAACTCCAAGATTCAACAATTGTTTCATTTCTTCTAAATAAGCCCATCTATTAACTGGCAATGTAGAACCAGATACTATTCGTATATCAAAATTAGATGAAGATATATCCATTGATTTCCCAATAGCTTCACCCATATCATTGTAAACAGGAACATTTATTTCTTGAGTCTTTCCTTCTTGTATTGCACTTGGTTGAACTATTCTAAATCTTTTATTAGCAGTATAAGTAGCTTGACAAAATTGCATTACTACTTCACCTAATTGTTTTAAAGCTGGTTCTATAGAAGTATTCATCCATTGTTTAATTCTTCTAGTGCCATATTCATCTAACGCTAACATACCTCTATAAGTTTCACTAGCTCCTTGGGAATCTCCCATCATAGAGCTATATATACCAGCAAGATATTCCATGTCTGACTTTCCCTGTTGAACAATATCAAAGAAAGCTGATGATAATGGAGCTGGCATTACAGGTGTAGGCCTTTCAACTCCTGGTCTTATTGGAAGTAAAGCTCCTGGACTAGATGAATACTTTTCCCAAGTATCAGCATCAATACTTCCCTCTTCATACATCCATCTTAATGATGATCCCAGCGAAGCATTATGAACCATAATTTGATGTGCCTTATTTATCTCTTGTTGTTTTCCTATTAAAGGAGATACAGCACTTATTGGATATGGTGTACCTGTCCATTTAAAATGAAAAGGAACTATAGGATAATCTTTAATCTTTTCAGGTAATACATTTTCATAAAGAAGTTTATCACCAGCAAGACAAGTTTGTTTAATTCTTGGCTGATAGAATGGTACTGCATCAACAATAGTATCTGCAATAGCTTTACTCTTTAACATTTGTTTATGTTCTTTAGCACTAATAATTGTATTTTCTATCTTAGTAGTTTCAGATTGAAGATTGTTCATAACCTCTGTTTGATAGGCTTGAATTTGTTGATTCATTTGTTCTTCAGCATTTTTAACTTCTAGTTCATATCTCTCAGGTAACATCTCTTGATTTTTCACAGCTTCTTGCATTTGTTGCTTTTGTTCTAATAATTGAACATCTAGCTCACGAGCCATTTGCTCTATCATCTGTTTACCTTGTTGTTGAATCTGCTGCATCTGTTCTTTACTAGGAGGTACCTGATAAAATACATTTACAAATTCAATTCTAACTCTCTCATATACTTCAAAGAATTCAATAAGGGGGTCTTGTTCTCCCTTAGGGTCAATTCCCATAGAGTTTTGTTCCGTAGTGTCATTATAAGCAAATAATTTTTGATCTTCAGTTCCCATTTCTCGTACAGAATAAGTATGTTGGTGCTGCTCATCACTGCTGGCACTCATTATTTTTCGTCTGCTCGCAGGGAATAATTGGATTAAATGATTTCTAGGTAATACTTTTCTTATCATTACAAAAGCTGCATCTTTAAATAACATATCTCTTGACTTAGGGTCAACATAAATATCAAAAGGTTCAGGTTGCTGTATTACAACTTCTCCCATTCCGTTATCTGCATCTTTATCTACAGACACAAGAAGATATCCTAATCCTTTAGTGACTGCATCATTTATAGTATTTCCATATAATGTAGATCCATTTGACTTATTCCAAACATAATCAGATAAATCTGAAATTACAGCTGCAACTCCACTATCACTACCTTCTACTCCAACTGCTTGCCATCTAGGGTTATTAGCAGTAGCATAGAAATTTAACATTTCAACTACGGGAAGAATTCTATTTATAGTAAAGGTAGGCATCCCTTGCTCTTCTAAAGAGCTTTTTTCGTCAGCAGATAATTGAGAATCATGTGCAAATTCATAACCCTTTTGATTAACATTTTCCCATTGTTTTCTAGTCCAGCTATTTGCAAGATTATATAGCTTTCTTATTTGATCTGATTTCTTTGATTTAGCCATAGATTATTTTTCCTCCAATAACGAGTCATCCATCTTAATAAATTCTTTTGTTAATTTTTTTTCAACAGGTTCCATTGCTTTTAGATTTGTTGAGATAGCTTTTTCTATTTTATTATAATGCTCTTCGCCTAAAGACATTTCAACATAAGCTTTTAAATATTCTTTTGTATTATCATTAAAATTACCGTCAACTCTTAAAGTGTCTTCAAATTCATATCCCTGTAATTCACTCTTTAAGAAAGCTTGCATATTCTTTAAATCGTTAGCATTAGTTACTGATACTAATTTAGAAATTTCATTCTCTATTCTATTACTTTCTTTTTCAGCACCAGCAATATGCATCTCTTCGCCTCTACCCATACTACTTGCCTCCTTTTAATTCAAAATGAACTAGGTCATCGAATGCATTGTCTTTTAAATCAGTATCGCCATCCCAGTCACCACCCCAAATTAAATCAATCCCCATCTGAGATGCAACTCCCATTACATACCCAGCAAAGTAGTGAAAACGATCTCTATCAGTCCAATCAATAGGATAAGGAGCCACATCAACAGCCCTGCTCGGAGTAGCATTGTGGCGACCTTTCGGGTATTTGACTTTGCTATTTCCTCGTTTATATGCTTCATTTTGGTCTTTCTCTCCCCTATGTCCGCAAACAATAGTGCAGTCAAACCCTCTGACAACTTCCTTAAAAAGTAATTGTAAATCCTTCTCACAAGTCCCCAACCTTTCTTTTGATGTTTTTCCAAATCGTGGCATTATTTTTTCCCCCATGCTTTTGGGTCAAAGTACCCCGTATACCCAGGGTACTGACCCGATTCTGTTCCTGATGCTCCCAAAAAGTTTATACTAGAGTCAACAAATGTTACTGAATCTGAATCTTGTCCAAATCCTAAATCATATATTCTTTGCATTCTTTGCTCATTATATTGAGTGTTATACATTCTATTA